AACACGTCGCCTACCTCGAGCAGGTCGGCCGGCTTCACAACGATACGTCCCATCATTCCTCCCTAGTTGAGCGTTACAGGTGTGCGGGCCGACGTCGGCCCGTGGTCAACGATCGCGATGGACTTACGCCGATCGCCGTCGCGCGCGCCGTTGCACAAACCGCACTCCGCGCACGTCGTGCGCTTGCCCGCCTCAGCACTCGCCGGGCACAAAATCTCATTCGGCTCGAGTTCGTCGACGCTTCGAATCACGCGAAACGTGCGCCAGCCACGAGCCCACGCCTCACGCGCATCGGCGAGCGAATCCGCACTCGCCATTGTGAGCCGCCGCAAGCCAGAGAACCGGCGCCATTGATGCGAATAACCCGTATGCCGCTTCCCATCGAGCGCCCGCCACAGCTCCAGCGGCGCCGCGCCCGGGTCGCCGTACGCACCGAACCTGATCGGCAAACCACGCGACTCCGCGAGCCGCTTCACTTCGCGCGCCGTTGCAACAGGGTAGGCGCCCGTCAGAAACGTGCGGTACACGGCCGCCGGCCCGAACCCCTTATTGACGTAACACATAGGCGCCCCGGGCGTCTCACGCGCCAACAACGGCCGCAACGGGCACTCGCCACAGATAGCCGAATCGTCCCCGCTATGCACGGCCTCGACGGGGTGCTGATCAGCCCTGAGGATCCAAGTCTGAACCATCGCCCCCGTCTTCGAATTGTCGCTCTTCTTACGCAAACCGGTCGCAACAACCACGATCGGCGCACCATCCAAACGCGACGGGCCTCGGTACACGATCGCCCCCGAAGCACGCTCGAGCGTTGCAGCATCCACGGTAGTTCCCCTTTCGTAGACCTAGACGAAAGGGAACCTACAGCACGCAACTATGGTTGTCAAGTCAGGGTGCGGATACACTCCCCGATGGCGCCGGGCCCGAACCCCGTAGACCTAGACAATCCACGGCAACGGGCCCGCGCCACTAGTCGGAGCTCGCCGGCATGAAACGTGCCCCGATCTGGACCGATCGGCTCGAACGCGAACGCCTCGAACGCGACGCCCTCCGCTACCAAAACGAACTCCTAAGGCGCAAACTCGCACGCCGAGACCAACGCATCCGGCGCCTCTACCAAACCCTCAAAGACACACGAAAGGAGGCTAGCCAGTGAGCTGGCTACGCATAGACGACGGCTTCATGCAGCATCCCAAGTTCGAGGGATGGACCAAAACCCAGAAGTGGGATTGGCTCGAGCTCATGGGTTACTGCGCCCGCTACCAAACCGCCGGCCGCATCCCAAACGACAAGCGTTTACTACCTCGATCGTGCACGAAACAGCTACTCGATCACGCGCGGATCAGTGGTCTAATCGACAGCGCACCCGACGGAAGTCTATGGATCCACGACTGGACAACCTACAACCCCTCAGACCCGACCAAAACGTCTAGGCAAGCCAAATGGCGCGCAAACAAACGTCTACATGTAGACGACTCCGAGCGTCTACATGTAGACGGCGAAGTAGACGATTCCGAGCGTCTACAAAACGTCTACCTCGCGCGCGTGCCTCCCGTCCCGTCCCCAACAACAGAGGGTTCAAACGTTTGCGAAAACCGCTTTTCTACGAACGTGGTTGAAACTTCGCGCGCGCGCGCGGCGGACGGCGAGCTTGAGGCGACGATGCTCGCCCTGGAGGCTGAACACGAGGCCGCGCGCTTCGTCCAGCGTTCGGACGACGGAGAACCTTTCAAATTCGCTGAAATGCAAAAACTCGGCGAATGGACATGAGCACGCTGGACTCTCTCGCGCTGACTCCGAAGCAGCAGGCCGAGCTTGCATCCGTCGAAGCGGGTTTGCTCGAAGCGTGGCTCTCGGCACTCGACTCGTCGCCGGATGTTCGCTCACCGGTGGGGTTCGTGCTCGCCGGCGTTCGTAGCGGGGTCGCACCCGCGGCGGCCGACGATGCGCGTGCCAGGTCGGCGACGCTTCGGGCGGAGCGCACGGTTCGCAACCTAGGCGCGACGATCGCCGACGAGGCGGAGCTGATCGCGATCCTGTTCGCGCCGGCGGAGCTGACCGCGGACATCGCGACGCTCGAACGGGTCGGGGCCGAGCTCACGCCGAACGCCGAGGCTGTGCTCGGTGCGACGCTCCGAGCGCAGCTAGCTCACACCCGTGAGCACGGCCGGGCCGAGGTACCCGGCTCAGGTGGTCCGCTTCGTGGCTTCGATAGCGCAGCGTTGCGTACGCGCATGGTTGCGTTGTGGCGTGCGCAGCCTGGCGTCGGAGTGCTCGAGCCCGAGGCGACCGTCGAGGCGCGCGGCGCCGTTGCCGATGGTGGCACCGAGGGGCCGGGCAAGGTTGAGCACCCCCCACCCCCTCTGGCGGATCCGGACGGTCAAGCGACCTTGGAGCCTCTTGTGGTGGGGGCCCCGCCGGAGGAACCCTGGCCGTCGCGGGAGCAGGCGTATCCGGATGAGCAGGGGTGGCGGCGTTGGGCTGATGATTTCGATGGCGGTGATGGTTAGGCTTGGCGGCTGTGGGTGTTGTGGTTGTTGAGTCGGGTCGGGGCCGGGCGGGGTTGAGCCTTCGGGAGGCGGCGGTTGTGCGGTTGCTGGAGCGGCTTCCGGATCTGGGTGAGCCGTTTGGGGATGGCAGGTCGGCGGGGGTGGGGGTGCATGTGCCGTTGATGCCGCATGAGCGGGGGTGTGGGGTGTTGGGTTCTTCGAGGGTTTGCACTTGTGCCCGTCAGAGCGTGGTCGAGTTGGAGCGCTTGTTGCGCCTGATGCGTGAGGATCGGCATGGGGCGTTGTTGACGTTGGAGGGGTCGGGGGAGCGTGTGTCGGTGCGGGGGTGTTGGTGGCATGTGAATGCGTGGTGGGTGTCGGTTCGTTGGGTGATGTTCGAGCCGGCGTTGCGGACGGGGCGGCGTAAGGCTCCGGTGCGGTTGGCGGTGGATGATTGGGGGCGGGTGTTGCCGCAGAGGCGGGCGGTGCGGGAGGCTGGGGCGCGTGAGGATGTTGCCTACCGTGGTGTCAGGTGGTTGGCGGTGGAGTGGGGGATTGATCAGGGTCCGATGGTGCCGGTTGTGCGGGAGGCGGTTTGAACGCCCCACCCTTGACGTGCCGCGAAGGCGAGCTGATCGAGGAGCGTGCGCTGCGTGCGCTGCGGGCCGGCGCATGGTGGTTGCGCGAGGACGGCGGGCTTCAGCCGATGTCGTTTGAGGAGCTTGTGCGGGTGATCCGCGAGTTCGAGGGTGGGTCTGAGGCGTGGCGGGACGCTTGACGCCGCCGCTCGCAACGCTAGAATCGGCGCCGAGCTTTTTTCCGTGCGCCCTGGTGCCGGGTGAGGCTTGTAGACATGACCTAGCGGGGGGTGCCTGTGGCGGGCACCCTTCGTGTTTCGGGAGGCAGCATGGGGACGGTTTGGGATCAGGCTTCGCCGAGCGATTTCGAGAGGGTGGAGGCGCTTTTGCGGGCGGGTGTGGATCCGAAGTCGGCGGCGGAGCAGGAGGGGTTTACGTGTTCGGCGCTGCGGCGGGCGGACAAGGGGCGTTGGGAGGAGGCGCTTGCGATGTCGCGGGAGGCGCGCGGGTTCGTGGTGGACAAGCTCGTCGAGGATCGGGTCGCGGAGCTGGACGAGCATGGGGTGCCGGTGAGGTATCGGGAGGATGCGTCGGATTCGATGATCCAGTTCCATGCGCGGCGTCATCAGCCGGCCTACGGGGCGCAGCAGCTCGAGTTGACGGGCGGCGTGGAGGTTCGGAGTGACATCGCCGCGTCGATCGACCGATTCGTCGAGGCTGTCGCCGCTGCAACGGTTCGCGCTTCTGAGCGAGGCGGAGCAGAGCTCGATGCTGGACGGGTTGAGCGACGAGGCGAGGGCGTTTCTGGCGTGGCGTTGGCGCGGCTGGCTGGCACGTCCGAACCAGCTTGAGCCGGAAGGGGATTGGCGCTACTGGCTCGTGAAGGCGGGGCGCGGGTTCGGGAAGACCCGGGTGGGTGCGGAGTGGGTGCGGGAGCGGGTGAAGCATCATTCCCGGGTGGCGCTTCTGGGCAAGGACGCGTCCGATATGCGGGCGGTCATGATCGAGGGTGAGAGCGGGATTCTCGCCGTGTGTCCGCCGTGGGAGCGGCCCGCCTATCAGCCGTCGAAGCGGCAGCTTGTGTGGCCGAACGGGGCGATCAGCGAGTGCCGCACGGGTGAGGACCCCGACGGGGTCAGAGGACTTCAGGCTGAGGCGATGTGGATGGACGAGATCGCGGCCTGGCAGTACCCGACCGAGACGTGGGACATGGCGGTGCTGGGGCTGCGGTTGGGGCCGGATCCGCGGGCGTGTGTGACGACGACACCCAAGCCGATCCGGCTGCTCAGAGAGCTTGTCCGGGACGAGCATTGCGTCGTCACCGACGGCACGACCTACGACAACCTGGACAACCTCGCGCCGGCTTTCGCGAGCGCGATCATCCGCCGCTACGAGGGCACAAGGCTGGGCCGGCAGGAGCTGAACGCGGAGCTCCTGGAAGACGAGGGTTTGGCGTACAGGTTCAGCGAGCAGATCCATGTGGTCGCGCCGTTCCAGATCCCCGACCACTGGGCCAGGTTCGCCTCGCTCGACTACGGCTGGACGAACCCGTCGGCGATGCTGTACTGGGCCGTTGACACGCACGGCAACCTGGTCATCTACGACCTCGTGTATGAGGCCGGATGGCCGTCGGAGCTCGTCCCGAAATACCGCTCTCGCCGATCGCCGGGAACGGTGTACGCCGACCCGTCCGCGTGGGCGCGCCCCTCGACGACACCCCGCTTCGGCGACCCCGCCTCGGCCGCCGACGAGTTCTCGATGCTGGGGTTCCCGCTCGTGAAAGCGAACAACGATCGCCGCGCCGGCTACATCCGCCTCAGCGAGCTCCTACGGGAGGACGACCACCGGGAGTTCCCCGACTTCCACCAGCTCGCCGGGGAGCCCGGCTCACCAGGCCTGTTCGTGTTCGACGTCGAGTCGATCGCGCCGCTGCGGGAGCAGATCCTCGATGCGCCCCTCGAGGACTTCGAGCCGGGCGCGAACCGGGGCCCGCACCCCGGTGAGGCGGTCGCACGGAACTGGGAGAGCCGCGCCGGCCACGCGCATGCCGCCCTGCGTTACGGCGCGATGAGCCGCCCCGGCGCCTCGGAGGCGCCGCTCGAGGAGCCCGACGACTGGAAGGCGTGGGCGCAGCAGGATCTGCTCGCCCGCTACGAGCAGGCCCGTGACGGGAAGCCACGCAAGCCGGACCGGAAACGTTACGTGACGAGTTAGGAGGCTGTGATGCCAGCGACGATCGAAGATCGTGTCGGCAGGTTGGAGGCGATTCTGCGGAACGCCCTGAACGTCGAGATCCCCACACCGGAGCAGGCCGAGGAAGCCGAGAAGGCGCAGGCCGAGCTGGTGAAGGAAGCCGAGAAGGCCGAGCGTGAAGCCGAGAAGGAAGCGGCCGAGCAGCAGAAGGAGCTCGAGCGGCAGCAGAAGGAAGCTGCGAAGGCGGGCGCGCCGGCGTGAGCATTGACTGGGGCGATTCTGGTGTGCCGGAGGCTGCGGGTGCGTATGGCACCTGGCGCAAGGCTCTCTCCCGGGAACCGGATGAGAAGCTCGCCTACTACGCGACCGCGTGGACGTGGAACCGTGAGAAGCGGCGCGTCTTCGCCAGGGACTTCAGTTCCGCCGAGGCGAGGGGTTTGGCGGCGGCGGCATCCGACCTTCTCGCCGCCAGGAAGTCATCCAAGGCGGTGATCGCATGATCGAGTTCATCGTCGTCGACCACCCCACGGTCTACCCGAACGCCTGCTTCGTCTGCGGCGCCGGGAAAGGCCCGATGGTCGACACGCACGTCGAGAAGCCCGTCGCCGGCGGCGACCAGCACCTGTACCTGTGCCGCCTCTGTGTCACCCGCGCAGCCCGCGTGCTCGGCCTGGTGAAGGGCGAGAAGATGGACGAGCTGCTGCAAGCCTCCGTCGCACTGGAGGCCAAGCAGGCCAAGCTCGCAGGGCTCGAAACCGAGCTGACGGCCGCGAAGATGGAGGCCGCCGGTGCCAGAGCGACGATGAAGGCGCAGAAGGTGCAGCTGCAGGATCAGTCGGGCCGGATGCAGGCGATGGCGCACCTGTCGACCGAGCTCGAACGGCAGATCCGGGAGCTGACCGAGATCGCGGTCGGCCCGCAGCCCGTCAGCGAGGTGGCGGTATGAGCGACAACAGGGTTGACGCAACGATGTACCACCTTGAGCGCGTCTTCGGCGCGAAGGTTCCGCAGTGCCCGAACTGCCGATCGCATGATCTGTGGGAGAACCACGCGCGGGCCTGCTGGCACTGCGACGGCTGCGGCTACGACATCGCGGGTGAGCGCATGACGTGGGTGCCGAAAGACCCGCGAGTCAGACGTCCGGAGGAGCAACCCGCATGAGCGAGTTCCGCATCGACCGCACCCTCCTCATCGAAACCGACCAGGACAACGTCGACGCGACCCGTGTCCCCTTGACGTCGATCCGGCAGGCAGGCTGGCAGCACCAAGCCTTGGCGGCAAGCCAGGGCTACAACTCGATGGCGGAGTTCGCGATCGATGAACTGCTCACCTTGGTTGGGGAGCAGCAGCAGCGGATCGAACGGCTCGAGCGTCAGATGGCGGGGCTCGCCGACAGCATCCAGACGTTGCACGCACAGCAGCAGATCGTCGCGCCGGACCGGCCCTGATGCCCGCGCGCAGTGAGGCGCAGCGCCGCTACCTCGCCTCCCGGTTCGGGCCCGCCTGGATGCGCAAGCACGGCTTCGCGAACGAAGGCAAGCTGCCGGCGAAGGTCGGCACACGGAACGCGCAGAACGACGCCGTAACGAAGATGCTCGCGGCAGGGCACCGCAAACGATGAGCGACCCGCACCCACAGACACTCCCTGCCGAACCGCTCGCGGTTCCGTCGACGACTTACATCCTGCTCTCGACAGGGGAGACGATCGTGGTTCAAAGCAGCCGTGACGAGATCGTGCAGCAGTACCGTGGCGGCGGCCGGTTCTTCCGCGTCACCCAGAACGGGAACCCCGTCACGCTCATGGTCGACCACATCGTCGCGCTCAGCGATACGACGCTGGCGTACGTGTGACCGCCGTCGCACTGGCCGCCATCGCCGCGCTCGCCATCACCACGGTCGCGTGGGCCGGTGTCGGACGCTGGCTGATAAGACAGGCAGCGCGCGAACGTGAGCTGCTCCTCAACCAGATCATGCACCTGTCCGGCAAGACCTGGACACCGCCGCCCGCCGAGACATGGGAGCAGCCCACCGAGGTGCTCGACCCGGGCAGGTACATCTCGTCGTCGTCACAGATCCCCGAAGACTTCTAGGAGGCGGCCATGAGCGAGCTCGCGATCGCCCCCGAAGGAGGCACCTTCGCCTCCGCCGAGATCCAGGCCAAACCCGTCCGTGACCGGATAAAACAGGCCCGCGAATGGCGCCGCCAGTTCGAGCAAACCTGGAACCTCTCCATGGCACTCGCCGCCGGCAAACACTGGCAATCGTATGACCGCATGACCCGCACACTCAGGCAGGTCCAGGACACCGACCCGCGCTACAAGGACCGCGAGCTCTACTCAGCCGACATGGTGACCGAGTACCGCACAACCATGCTCGGCGAGCTCGGCTCCGACAACGACCGCCCGCAGCTGCTCTTGCAGCGCGACGACCAGTCGTCTGAGGAGTACGAGGCGCAGGCGAACCGTGCCGTCGGCTACGGCTGGGACTTCGAGTGGGACGGCGACAACATCACCAGCCAGGTCGACCGGCTCATGATCGACCTCGGCACCGCCGCCGTCCGCTGCCGCTACGACGCAAGCCAGGGCCCCGTCAAGGCCGACAACGTCCCTTACCAGAACGGCCGCCCGATCCTCGACATGCAGCAGGCGACCGCCCTGCTCGGCCAGGGCCCCAACCCTGACGTCCAGATGGGCGCGATCCGGGAAGGCCGCATCCAGTGGGAACCGCTCAGCGTGTTCAACCTGATCGTTCCGCCCGGCGTCCCGCACGAGTCGAGGTTCCCCTGGGAGTGCATCGTCGTCCCCACGCTGCTCGCCTCCGTCAAGGACGAGTACGGTGAGCTCGCCGCCAACATGGAAGAGGACGGCGACATCGGCTCCGTGCTCGGAACCGAAACCAAAGGTGCCGCAACCGACCCCGTCTCATGGTCGACCGGCGACGGACGCAGCAGCAGGCTCCGCGACCACGTCTGGCTGTTCACCTACTTCGAACGACCCACCTCCCGCTACCAGCAAGGCCGGGTCTTCGTGTTCGCCGGCAACGAACTCAAACTCCTCGAGTACCGGGACGGCAGTGACGGACGGCCCGCACTCCCCTACAAGGCGCCGGACGGGACATGGCGCTCCGGCATCCAGTATTTCCACTGGTGGAGAGTCACAGGCCGCTTCTGGTCGCGCTCGCTCGTCGAGGCGATGATGGACGGGCAACGGCTGCTCGACAAGCGCCGCACCCAGCTCAACGAGATCATCGACCGCTCCATGCCGAAGATCCTCGTCGAACGCGGCTCCAAAGCACTCGACGAGGTCGGCGTGCCAGGCGAGTTCATCGAGATCGGCAAGGACGAACGCCAACCCGTCTACGGCCCCTCGATCCAGCCCGGCCCGTGGATGCAACAGGACGTCGAAGCGATCCGCGAAGACATCGAGCACGCGACCGGGATCAAAGGGCCGCGGCTCGGCGAGAACCCGACCGCCGTCACGACCTACTCCCAGCTCGCACTCATCAACGAGTCAGAGCAGGTCAAGCGCGACCAGATCCACCGCGAACGCCGACTCGCGATCGCCACCCTGGTCGAGGACTCCGTCTACGACATCCGCACCTACTGGGGCCCGCAGAAACAGATCATGCTCGCCGGCGACGAGAACCGGATGGAAGCCGAAATCTTCAACGCCACCAGGATCCCGGACTTCTACATCGTCGCGATCGCAGCCGGCGCAGCCAAGCCCCGCTCGCAGGCCGCCAAACTCAAGATGGTCGAGGACATCTGGCTCGCCGCGCTGAACTCCGGCGCGGTCGCCGTGAACCCGGCCGCATGGGTT